TGGTGTACGGTGTTTCTGCCGTGGTTCGTGCGCGAGGACTACTACCCCACCCCGACCTGGCTCAAACGCAATCCCGTCCCTCCCGACTGGCGCCCGATGGGCGTGACGGTCGCCCATGCCGAGCGCGCCCGTAAATACGTTCTGGCCAACGACCAGTTGCGCAAACACTACCCCGAGAACTGGCAGATGCCGCGGCATCAGATGTGGTTCTGGGAGTCTACCCGCGAGGACCACCGCGCCAAAAAAGAATTGGCCAAGTTTCTGCACGAGTTCGCCGCCGACGACTTGGAAGCCTTCATGGCTTCGGGCGAGTCGGTGTTCGACGTGGACACGATTTCGGATTACAACCACTCCTGCGAGGAGCCGGTGGGCGTGTTCGGCTTCCGCGCCGCGCAAAGCATCCTGCCCGGCCGATTGCAGGCCGACGAGCGCGACCGCGACACCTCGCGCCGGATACTCGAAATCGGCCCGTACCAGTTGGTGCCGCTGCGCTGGGAAGGCTGGCAGACTTCCAGCGTGGACGGGAAGGTCCTGATTTTCGAGTGGCCGGAAGAGACCGCTACTTACGGGTTCGGAGTCGATACCGGCGACGGCGTGGGCATGGACAACACCGTCATCGAAGGGTTACGCAAGGGAGACTTAGAACGCTGCGACGGTCAGGTGTGCGAGTTCGCTTCCAACTACGTGAACGCCATGGACTTAGCGCCAATGATGCACTGCCTTGCGCTGTTCTATCAAGGGGCGCGCACTTGCCAGCCAAAGATCGCTATCGAAACCGGGCTAAATGGCGAAATCACGCAGCTTGAATTGAAGAAATGGGGCTGGTCGAATTTCCACGATTGGCGGCGCTACGACCGCCGTAAACCGGAACGCACCGCCACGCGTATCGGCTTCGTCACTAACCGCTGGTCGCGGCCCATGCTGATCGACCTGCTGGTGAAGGCTTTGCGCGACGGAGAAATCGACATCAACAGCCCCGAGTTTGTGCGCGAGATGCAGGCCCTGCACCGCGACGAAGACGTGCAAGCCATGCGCGCCGAGAGTGGCCAGAAGGACGACCGCTTCATGGCGCTGGGGATCATCTATCTGTCGCTTCACATTCTGGAAGTGACAGGTAAGGCCCAGAGTATCAGCTACTTACGCCAGAAGAGGCAATCTGACGGCCCGTTGCGCTACATTGACGCCAATCTGGGGTCGCGCGAGGAGCCGCGGATCATCCTGCCGGGCGAGGAGCGGGCGGGCGCCAGCCGGCTAACGGAATTTTTCGGGACGCAGTATAGCGTCTCCCACCCCGGCGCGTTGGACCAGATGGAGGCGGAGTTATGAGCGACCGCGTGCTGTACGTCTGCGAAGCCTGCGGGCACGAAGGGCGGCACTGGTTCAGAAAAAACAGGCATCTGTGCTGTGCCGCCTGCGAGGTGCAACTGGAGTTTATCGGCACGGGCGAGGACTGGGCGCCGGAACCGACTGAGTTCTGGAAGCGGCCTGACGGAACGTACACCCTCCCCGGTCAGCGCGGGGCCAAGATGCCCGCCGAATACGAGCGCATCGAAGTCCAGGAGACGCACGAGAAACGCCGCATCGTCCGCGAAATCGAACGCGAGGAGCGCGAGAAATGGGAGCGGGTACAGATTGGCAAGGACCGGCTCAGCGAGATAAACACAGCCGCCTGTCGCTCGGCACTGCGTGACCGGATGCAGTCGATGTCTCCGGCGCAACGCGACTTCGCCCGCTTCGCAATGGATCAAAACAACCAGAAACCGCGTCCCCAGTGGCGCGGAGCCTTCTATCTGCAGGCGCTGGAATTCGACGCCTCAAACAGGGAACCCTATCGTGGACCTGACGGGCTTGGGAGAGGAAGAAAGTAAATGCCTTTTGACCGCGATCTTTACGAAGCGCCGTCGTACCTCGATACGCTGGCCAACAAAGACGGCATCCAGGAACTGACACTGGGGCGAATGAAGGAACTGCGCGACATGGGCCGCGCGTTCATCGAATCACAGCCCGCCTGGGCGGAGTTGCCGCGCGCCTACGAGATTCTGTCGGGCGACAACATGCCGCAGAAACTGACCGGCTATTCCACGGTACACGTCAACCGCATCAAGCGCAATTTCCGCGATTTGGTGGCCACGGTGTCGAACCTCAAGCCAGCCGGCCAGGCGGTGACGAAGAAGAAAGAGGCCGCAGTCAGTGTGGACCGGCTCAACAAGATGAAAAACCTGTGGTGGATCGTCACCAAGCAGGATCGCAAGTACCGTCAAGGCTGCCAGTACGCCTGTGGTCTCGGCACGGCCTATCTGGAACTGTGGTGGGACAACAATTTCTACGGGTTCGGCGACGGCGAAATCGCCTGCAAGGTGCATGGCCCGTCCGATGTTCTTCCGGTCATGCTGACCGAGGACTTCGATTTGCAGAAAGCGTATGCCGTCACAGTCTGCGAAGAGGTGCCGCTGCACCTGGTGCTCGCGGCCTATCCCGCATTGCAGCATAAGATTGAGCCTTCACGTAGCGTACCGGGTTGGATCGGCCGCGCTTGGGATCGCATGAAGCGCGCGGTAGGCAACCCCAATGGAGTGCTGGGAAACCTCGACACCCCACAACGCTCCTTCGGACGCCAGATGCCGGTGGTGGACGTTTACACCACCTACATCATGGACACTTCCGTAAACAACACCGGGCGGCGCATCCCGATGGGCGATCCAGGGACCAGTTGGCAGTACGAAGTGCCGTTCGTGGGGCAGATGATCCCGGCCGGCGTGCGCGACCTGCAGGGCAAGATGATTATGAAGCCCGCCGACGAGGACGATGCGCGCCTGTTCCCGCTGCGGCGCCGGGTGATCTGGACCGATACCTGCATCCTCAAGGACGGCACCAGCCCGTTCCTGCACGGTCGTGTGCCGCTAGTGCCGATGCGCTTCGACGATTACGCCTGGGAGTACCTGGGCCACTCTATCGTTCAGGATACTTGGCGGATTCAGAAAGCCATCAACCAGATTCTGCGGGCGGTGGTGGATAGCGTGCTGGTGCGCCTGCAGCCGCCGCTGAAGCACGACCCCAACCTGATCGACAAAACGGCGATGGCGCGCATCAACACCCGCAAGCCAGGGCAGACGGTCGAAGTCAGCAGTGGCATGGGCAACCCTATCGAGCCGTTGCTGCCGGTGCAGCATTGGGACGTCCCGCAGTGGATTCTGCAGGTCGTCTCGCTGCTGTTTGAGAATCTGGACAACCTGAGCGTGGTTAAGGATCTGATGGCGGTGGCCAAGGCTAAGCAGGTGCCCAGCGCCGATTCCATCGAAAAGATCCTGGAACAGGCCGGCCCGGTAGTGCAGGACATCGCCCGCGGCGGCGAGGTCGCCACGCAGGAACTGGACGCTCTGTTCTACCCGCTGGCGCTGCAATTCTGGGATTCGCAGAAGGTGTTCCACCTGCTGGGCGAAGATGGCGCGGTCCAGGAGATGATCGATTTTCGTCCCGGCGAACTCATCCCCTCGCATCTGCCGGGCGAAGATCCGCGCGCTGGCTCGTCGATCTACACCCAGTGGGAACGGGTGCGCTGGACAATCAAACAGCTTTCATATGTGATTGAGCCGTACAGCCAGGCGCAGGTGTCGAGAATCGGACGCAACCTGATTCTGATGCAGGCTAAGAAGGCGGGCGTTACGGTTTCGGCTCATACCATTGGCAAGGGCTTGGGCCTCAATATGGGCGAACTGCCCGCGATGCGTAATGGCAAACCTCCAGTCACCGAGCCAGAGAAGTGGGAGGTCGAGCAGGAATGGATGCACGCCTTGCAGGAAGACCTCAGCGTGGGACAGCAGGGCGATGGCGGCGGGCCGGGGCGGCCCAATGTAAATCGCAAACCGCCCTCGATTGCGCAAAAAGATCAAGGGACAAGATCTACCGTTAAGACGAGTTAACATGATTCGCCTGCTGTTTTCAGCCCACGAACTGCGCGAGACGATCCAGACTATCGCGCAACGCAAGTTGACCGGCAAACTGGAGATCAATTTCAGCCAGGGAACGCCCGCCGGGCGGATCGTCTGGGAGGTGCGCCCGAAGCCCTTTCCAGCCCCGGCGCCGCGTGGAGACCGCCGAAAGGGGTTGACAGAACAAAACATACAGGCATAGTCTAGGTTTGAAGGATTAGCGCAACGGGTTTGTGAAAACAGCGGCGCTTCCGGTGAAAGCCGGGGGCGCCGTTTTTGTTTGCCCGCTGCCGGAAAGGAGCTGCCTCGATGATCCCTCTGAACACTATTTGTGATCGCCGGAAGCGTGGCCACAAGCGCGGCAAGAAGTAGGCCAACCTGCTCCGCGTAGAACGAGCGAACCGTAACAGGTTCGGTCCCCTACCGAAGCAAGGGTAAACGCGGGGCGGCGGCGTCCGCGCGCAGTCGCCCCAATCGAACGCAGTGGTGCGAAACATGAGCAAAGCGACCAAACTCAACACGCCGATGAAGTCGGCGAAGAAAGCCCTCCGCAAGAGAGGCTCGAAGCGTTAGCCGCTGGTGTCAACTCTATGACCAGCCCACAAACTCCCTTCGCCTCCCCGCAGCCCCAGGCAGCGCCGTCCGGTTCCGGCCTGCAGGACTACAAGTCCGCGCTGGGCGTGAACGAGGCCAGCACCGCGCAACTCAACGCGGAGCAGATGCGGCGCCAGCAGATCCAGGCTGTCAGCGTACAGATCCAGGGTCTAGGCACCGCTCTTGACGGGATTTCGAGACAGTTTCCGGCGGCATCGAAATCGGTGCTGGAGTTGAAACGGAACCTGACCAAACTGCTGGTCGAAATCGTTGGTTCTTCCATGTCGGAAAGCCAGCCCTCCACCGGAGCAATGGGATGATTTCCCACGAGGCGCTGGCGCAGTCCGTAGTATCCGCAGCCCGCAAGGGAAGGAGTTGAAAGATGCCATTCGAAACCGTCGTTAAGGAACTCACAGCCGCCGGGGTCGATCCGGCCAAGGCGGAAGAGATCATCAAGGACGAAAAGATAGCCACGGCCTTGCAGCACTCGCTGGAGCATGGTTTGCGCCAGAACGAGTTTGATCGCAAGATGAACCTCGGCAAAGCCGAGCTGGCCGCAGAAAAACAGCGTGTCGCCGAACAGGCCGCCGGCCTGGAAACCGAGCGGACGCGCATGACGGAGCAGTTTTTGGAGGCCCAGAAGCAGCGCGAAGCCGCCGACATGGTGCTGGCCGAGGCGCTGGCGCGGGCCAAGACCGCCGAAGCGACCTATGGCGTGCCGCTGACCAAGGAGATTTTCGGGGATCATACCCCCGGTCCAGCGCCCACCAGAAAGCCGGAACCCGTGCAGCAGCCGCCCGCCGTTGATCCCGCTCTGGGTAAGCGGATGGACGACCTGGAAGGATTGTTCCAGGCGCTGCCGGAACTGCAGTTGGAGTTTCAGGACATTGCCGTGAGGCACGCGCAGTTGTTCCCCGACAAGCCGCTGGACATGAAAGCCGTCTGGAGCAAGGCCAAGGAATTGCGCCAGAAGCCGACCCAGGTTTGGGATAACCTGTTCGGCGCCACCCAGAAGGAAGAAGAGATCGTGGCCGAACGCTACCGGCTCGAAGGCGAAGCACGGGCGCGCACCAAATTCGAGCAGGATGCGAGCAAGCGGGCGGCGGCGCCCTTCGGAGTGCCGGCCGCGCCTAGCCCGATCTTCGCCGCCTCAGCCAACAAGAACACCAGCAACGACCGGACACGGAACATGGCCGAGGCGGTGCAGCGCGCCACCGAAGCGATGATGTCAGGCAAATATGCGTCGGGCGCGGCCCGGCGCGAGACGTAAACCCGCCGAGCGAGGCCAGCAAGCCCGTCCGGCCAGAACGGTTAAATGAGGAAAGAACATGGCTGATCCGGCATTGGACGAGCTATCCGCAACTACGTTGTATGAGATTTATCCGGCAGTTGTGCAGGATAATTTTTTCAACGACGTACCTTTTCTCGCTTACATCCGAGACCACTGTCTGGCGACGTTTGGCGGTGGCTCGACGATGCAGCAAACATTCCTGTATGCACCGCTGCTGACCAACTCCTACGGGATTGGCGCGCAGTTCAACCTGGACAAGGTGCAGACAATCGCAGGCACTCGGTTCGACCCGAAGTATTACGTGTCGATCTACCCCGAGTACATGGAGAACATCGACGTGATGAACGTCGGGCCAAACGCCGTGTTCAGCCTGTTGAGCCTCAACACGGCGAACATGATGAACTCCATCTGCGCGCAAGTAGCGATTGCGATGTCGCTGCATGGCCAGACTTCCGCCACCACCGGCGTCGTGGGCACGCGGCCTTACGACATCAATGGCTGGATTGAGGCCATGAACGACGGCGCCACCCCCGGCTGGGACGGCTCGTACTTCACCAGCTACGGCGGCCAGACGCGCAACGCCGCCATCGGCTCGACGCTGAACTCTATCCCCCGCTACTGCGGCGACTCGACGACTGCGGCGGCAGGCACATCCAAGGGCGGGCCGATCACGTACTCGGTCCTGGAGGAAGGCTATTGGGATGCCTCAATCGGCCGCGAGCGGCCGGACCTAGGCGTGACCACCAAGCGCGCCTTCGCCTATATCAAGGAAAAGATCCAGCCGCTGCAGCGCGGCGAACTGGTCACGGCGCAGGATGCCATCTGGGGTGTCACCGGAGTCAAGATGAACGATGCGGTCATCTTCCCCGACGACTACTTCCCGTCGTCCGTTTACGGCGTCAACGACCCGGTGCTAGGCAATTACCTGACCTCGACCTTCACCGTCCCGTCCGGCTGTGCCACGGCCTCCAACCTGCCGGTGGCGACTGCGGTGGCCACGGTAGGCGAGGTTTTCTGCTGGTTCAATACCCGCAAGTGGCAGCTCCGGCTGTCGGCCAGCCCGCGCTA